AGTACCAACCATAGGGTTCATACTAGCTAAACCCATAGCTTCATCTATCATAAGATTTATTTCCCTCCTGTAAATTAAGTTATTCGTAATTACAAAAATGTCGAGTATAGGCAAATTAAGCCTATACTCATAAGGTTAAGTAAGTAATACATGTGTAAAAGTAGAGGTTTGTAGAAGTATATTAGATATAATACTGAAGGAGGAAAAACATAGAATTTATTTGGAAAAACGAAACGGAAAAACAACTTCTATATTTTAATACTTGGAGAGTAAAACTACCAATCCAGTATATCAAAAAAAGATTTTGGAAATGATTAGATAGTCTATCTGATGGCATGACTTTTAAAATCAATTTGGATAGCCGATCTAAGTTTAGGTTGGGTATAAGAAATCTTCTTTAATATACTTCTACACTTAAATGTTTTGTCCCCAATAATTTTTAAATTCGCGACATCCAAGTACTTGGAGTATATTTTTTTATAAGTAATACAATTTTGTAAAGAGGCGGTGAATAAATTGGCTAATAGCTTAACTAACACAAATGCTAATATTAGGGATTATCTTCTAGATGTAAATGATCTTAACCAACCAAAGGTTTTAGATCTCAGTGAAATTGAAACTGGCAAGATGAACTCTGCGGCATTATTAATAGTTAGATTATTACTCCTCAAAAAGGGAACCTACCCAGACTATCCAGATTTAGGTATAGATATTCGTGGTAGATACAGATTTGCTTTTGAAGAAGAGCTTATTACTTTAAGACAGGAACTTGAAGAGCAAATGACTCTATACTTACCAGAACTATTACCAGTTGAGGTAGAAGTATCTCTTTATAGACCAAAAGATTCTTTAGATAATAAGATTCTTTTCTCTATAACAATACGAGAAACTAGATTTAGTATCTTGTATAACATTGCTCAAAACACTATCGACGGTTTGATGTCAATGTAAATTCGAATATATTATTTGTAAAGGGGATAGGTAGCTCTATGAGAATATGGGTTCGAATGAAGGACAATCCATCTATTCTTAAACTAATCAAAGAAGAAGACTATAATGAAGAATCAATGATTAGGGAGAAAGAAACCAAGTCTAAACTAGATTCAATATTGAAGTCTGGTAGAGCACCTGGTATTAACACGACGCCTAATGCCGAACCGTCATTACAATATAAAGGAAAGTATGATGAGGGAGCAGTGGCGGATTATCTTGATACTACTTTAGATAGTGCTAAAAAGCGTGCTATCGAAAGAGAAAATACAACTGGCAATGCATTTAAGAAAACCAAAGTACCTATTAGGAGGAAGAAATAAATGGAAGAAATTAAACAAATATCCTTATCTGAACTTGGTTTGGAAGCAGAAACAACCCCTGCTGAAAAGGCCGCAGCAAATGAAAATGCAGTAGAGGTTACTCCTATTACCGAAGAACAACCACCTGTTGCTACTGTATCTAAAAGTAGCTTAACAGATGCAGTTGAACCTAAAGAAATTCAAGCAGCTAAATCTAGTTTAGCAGAAATCGCTAAGAACACTTCTATTGGTGATGATGGTTTGACTCAATATGGTGAAGTAATTCACAATGTAGATAAAATCGCTAAGAAACCAAGAACAAAACCTGATGATGCTATCAAAAAGAACTTTGATAATTTAGTAGATATGGCAGATCATGAAATTGCTCGTACCAAATCTGAACTCACAGGTCCTGAAGGTCTAATCACTAAAGGTAAGGAAGAGTACGTTAATAATCAATACGAAAAATTAATGGCTCGTGCTAAAAACAATCCTCATCTCTCAGAATTTATTAAAAAGATTGAAGAGATCATTGAGACAGAACCTCGCTTTGATGGTATTACAGATTACGAACACAAAGGTTATATCTTATTCACTGTAGCTCGTGATAAAACTGTTGAAACTAATAACGATTACTTCGGTATTAAAGAAGAAACTATCAAACGAGTTCCTCGTATGAGTTCTGATGTAGCAAAAGAAGTAGATAGCTTCACAAATGATAAAGAGGAAGAAGATGAATTCTCCTTCTTAGATGATGATACAGTTGAATTAGGAGTTACTCCTAAATCTGTTCTTCCTATTCAAGGTGAAGATGAAGAAATTAAAGAAGAAGCTTCTAAGAAAGAATCTGATGATACTAAAGTAACCAACTCTATGGCTGAAAAAGAAATTAAAGAAGACGTAGATGAAGAAGATGTAAGCTACTCTTCTGCTTTAGCTGAGGAAGAAGATCCAGAAGAAAAAGAATTGATGGCTGATGTAGAATCTGATGAACCAGAATTGACTGAAGAAGAAATTCGTCAACTTAGCCAACAATACAAATCTCAAGTATTGGAAGAATTAAAACTTGAACGTAGTAATGATTTAGATGGATTCTCCATTTCCAATAAACCTATTAAATTGAAATCTGCTCTTCAAGTAGAACGTTCTTCTTATACAGTAACTTGGGGTTTACAATATACTGGTAAACCAATTGAAATGACTCCTATCTCTGGTGAAGAGTTACTTCAATTGAATCCTCAAAATACAGATATGACTTCCATTAATGGTCTTCGTACTATTTTCAATATCATGTATCGTCACACTGTAGGCAAGAAACCAGATATTGATACTTGGTTAAAACAAATCTCTGTATATGATTTGGACTGCATGATCTTTGCTATGTATATGGCAAACTTCAAAGATACTAACTACTTATCTTATCAATGCCCTAATAACAAATGTAACAACCTCTTTATCAATAAGAAGGATGTTAAAGATATGGTGGTATATCCTAATGATGAAGTTAAACAACGCTTTGAAGATATATTGCATAGCCGTCCTGTAAAATCTAAACTTTTCAGAACAAAACCTATCCAAGTATCTAGAGACTATGCATTTAGTTTCTGTACTGAATCCATCTATGGTGATATGATTGAACGTGCTGCATTGACAGATGAATTTGCATCTAAATATGCTAACGTAGTTCAAATCATGGCTAATATTGATACTATCTACAAAATCGATAACGTTTCCAAACAATTATATCCTATCGATTTCGGTGTAGTAGAAGACAGCTTATCCAAAACAGTAATGCGTAAGGTTAAAGCTATTTATGA